GCTTGATTTAGCGATTCCGCGAAGGCCCGTTCCAAAAGCTCATTCACGCTAAACCCTAAACCAAGACGGCCGCTGCTATTGCTGTCGCCCCGCGCGTGTTCGATTTGGTGCAGACTGATTCCCCAGCCTTCAACCATCGTTTTTATTTCTTTAGCTTCAGCCTTTGGGGTATTGCGTTCTTTGCTGGTGTATTCGTCCAATACCCACAGCCTGTATCCATCGCTGGCTACCAGATAGCACACGGATGCACCAGGCTTTTCACCGTGGTCCCAGCCAAGTCCTATTGATTCGATATTCTCAGGCGTATGTTCGAACACGTTCTCTTCGCTGAACGCGATCCAAGAATCCTGTGTAATTCCCTGCCATGCGCCTTCGACGCGCTGGGCATATTCCCAGGGCCCGTATCCAGCGATTTGTGCAGCGATTGATTCGGGATCACGATGGGGACAGTTTTCGGCGCTTAGTTTGACGCGCTGCACATCCCATTCTTCGCGCGGGCCTGTCCCTTCGTCTGGATTTCCTTCAACCCAATTCCGCAAGAATTCTGCGGGCCTTCCTATCGGCGTAAAGCACATGAAAGTTGGTGCGTTGTTCACCGCCGTTCGTGATCTTGCTTCGCCCCAATGGCTTTGCTTTGGAAGCTCATCGACGCCCAACCAGTCAATTGTCGCACCGCTAAGTGCCATCTGGTCTTGGCTTCCTGATTTGCCAACAATCAAAGAACCGTTTGCAAGCTCAATGATCTTAGATCCACCGCGCGTATAACCACGTGCGTCATCGTAAAAACAACGCGGATGAAGCGAACCAGGCGGCTCGATTTCGCGCATCTTTCTGCTGAAGTTAGCCCAACCCCCTTTTAGATCAGCCGTCATGACCCAGCCTAAATTTGGGGCAGCGGTGGTTTCTCGAAACGGATGGCGACCAATCGCGTGGGTCCATGCCTCAAAACACAAGGCTCGGGTTTTCCCAATTTGATTGCCGCCAATCAAAATGCGGCGATTGTGCTGGCTTGAATGAAACGTGCGCTGACCAGGCGACATCCCACCAATTCCCGGCAGCGAAAGCTCATATTGCAACAGCGGGTTTTCCTTAAACGCCGATGCTGCTAATTTGATTTTCGTTAGATTTATCACGCCTGTCCCTCTTCGAGCCACCACACCAGATCAGGCCCTTCATCGAAATCATAAAATTCTATTTGATCGTAAACAACATCAGCGCCTGCAGGAATCGATGCCCTTATGTCCACGAATTCGAAGGCATCATCCACGTCCAGCGCCCATTGGAATTTCGTCGAATGGAGCAAACCAAGCACGAAGACTTCGAATCGATATAGCGACATTATTCAACCACGCTCCTACGGTTTAGGGCAGCAATGATGATCTCTTCAGGCAATTCGCTGACGTGTTCAATGATCTGCGCACGCCCTTCTTTCGTGTTGGGATCCACCAACTGTTCGCTTTCTGGAATCACTTCTGGCTCGATTGGTTCGCGCCTATAGCCGTGCCGCCTTTCAAGCATCCAGGCTGCTGCAGTCCAGGTCCCTTCCTGTGCCGCCTTCTTTATTGTCGCCAACGCGTGCGCTGCACTTTGAGCTTCCGCCCTTTTAATGTCCTGCAAAAGCTGCAGTTTTTCGTTGTCGCCATCGCGGGCCTGTTCCAGCCAATAATAAAACGTGCGTTCCGAAATGCCTGCATATTGAGCCGCCAGCTTATTGCTGAGACCTAAGCGGATTCCTTCGATCAAACGCTGTTTTACCTCTGGCGTCATTTTAGCCATCAAGCGCACCGCTGCCTGGGTCCTGTCCATTTGCCTTAGCCCATCGTGTCCACCGTCTTCGAATCACGTCACAATAGTGCGGATCCAATTCAATGCAGCGTGCAACGCGGTGCGTCTTTGCGCAGGCCATTAGAGTCGAGCCAGATCCCGCAAAGGGTTCGCCCACCAACCATCCAGGCACTGAGCTGTTTTCTATCATCGGCGCGATCAACTCCACAGGCTTCATCGTGGGGTGCTCTTTTGAAGATCCTGGGCGCTTGCACTCTTGCACGGTGTCTACAGTACGCGGCACTGGATTCAACCGTGCAGCCCCGTCAAACCAGCCGTGAAAGATTGGTTCGTGTCGATAGTGATAATCTCCGCGGCCCATAACAAATCGATCTTTGACCCAGACTAATGTTCTGCGCCAATTGAAGTCTTCCAAGACCTGACCAAGGCGCCAGAAGATAGGACCTGCGGGCGCAGAAGCATACCAGGCTGCGCCAGGTTCACTATGTTTCACCAGCTCGGTGAACGTCGCGTGCCACAGATCCGCTGTTTCTTCTGGGCTCATCGAATCGTTCGATACCATCAAACCATCGGTTCGCCTATTCAGGCGCTTGGCTTCTTCGATGTCTTTCACTGCGTTGACTGAGACACCATAGGGCGGATCTGTCCACACGCACTTCAGCTTTTCGCCTTGCATCAGGGCTTCCCAGACATCTGGATCTGTCGAATCGCCGCAGATCAAACGATGTGGTCCCAGCTCGAAGATCTCACCAGGCTGCGACACGGGTTGTTCCCCGGCCTCTAAACCAGGCACGTCGAATTCGTCTTCGTCTAAATCGAACGGCTCATCTGCCATGATGGTGGCCAGCTCATCTGCCGTCCATCCGATTCCAGAAACGTCCACGTCTTCTGCCTCTAATTCAACCAGGACCTTTCGCAGCAGATCGTCATTCCAGTCAGCTATTTCGCCAACTTTATTATCGGCCAAGGCCAGCAGCTTCGCATCGGCTGGATCCAGATCCATGTAGCGTACCGGCACACGATCCAGTCCCAGCTTTTCGGCAGCCAGAAACCTTGTGTGGCCCGCGATAATTTCGCCATTCTTTCGAGCGATAATGGGCGAAGCAAACCCGAAGCGCCTGATTGAATTCGCGACGTCTTCCACCGCGTGTTCGTTATCGCGCGGGTTTTCTGACCAAGGCGACAGCTCGGTGCGATTGACCCAGACTGCTGCAGCTTCGCTCTTTGACTTTGAGTGTTTCCCTGTTTGTTCCTGCTTTTTCATCGTTTATTTCTTCTTCCTTTTGCCTTTGGCTTTCTTCTTTTTCGTCCCGTACATATACTTGGCCATTAGGCCCTCCTGCCTCGAAGGTATCATTCGGTGCCGCTGTCGCACAATCCCCAACTGAGACATCCCGGTTCGCGTTCGTCTTCTCGAAAGAAGTTGTACTGCTTTCCACCGCGCGATGTCTTTGACCAGTCCACAACTTTATCAATAGGCGGCATTGTGAAGCCGTATCCAAGACCAGCAAAGAAAGTGGGTGGCCTAAGTTTCTTTTTCATCTCGCCACCTTCATCGATAATTTTCTGGTGTCGAGCTGCGGCAATTTTCTGAACGGCTTCTTCCAGCTCTCGAATCAAATCTACTCTTTTAGAATCCGTTTCAGCCATATAGCGCACTTCTGATTTTCGACTGAAGATGCAGGGCCAACATCCCACGCGCTTTGCCCCTTGCAGGTATAGCTTGCACGGTCGAAGACCGTGACGGTGGTGGATGTCGATCACGTCTTGGACTGTCCAACGAATCAATGGGCGCCAGACCATGCAATCCATCGAAGTGCTAATTTCACGCTCGGGCAACTTGCTGCGGGCTTCGCTCTCATCAGCTCGAATGCCAACGACGTTCACTGGGCGCTCGAAATCGTTCGACTTCATAAACGCTTTGATCGTTTTCATTTTCAGGTTCTGGGTACACCAGCGATGGATGCGAGAAGGAAACATCCCCTTGTAAATTATCCACCGCAGCATCCCCGATGGCGAATGGCCCAGGAGGTCTTCAAAGTAAACCGCTAAGGCTTCTTGCTCTTCGTCCAAATCAGGCAATGGCGGTGTCAGAAACTCAATTTCTCCGATGGCTTCAGGAAGCTCATCTTTCAGGTACGAATACAAAACGGGGTGCTCCCAGCCTGTATCGAAGAACACTCTTCGGTGTTCGATGCCCTGCTCTTTGAGAAAGAGCGACATGGCTGCGGAGTCTTTGCCGCCTGAAATGCTTGCAAAATATTCAGGCTTTGTATCGCCTAACAATTCTCTCTTCTTCGCTTCTCTTTCTTCGGCTGTCATCAGGTCCCTCCTATGATTTGCCGCGCTGCTATCTGAACCGCTTCTTCGTATTTCTGGTCTGTGAATTGATCTCGGATTTCCACCAGCATTTCCTCTGCCTGTTTCACCGCTTCATCCCACTCTATATCCATTCGGGGTTTCTTCCACGGGTCGTGCCCGTTCGTCTTCTTAGTCGAGACTTCAGGCTTTATGCGATCAAATCCAGATCCATTCTTTTTCTTAAAAGAAGTGTATTTGTTTTTGTATTTGTAAGAGGAATTAACGCGCGATCGTCCGGCATCTGTCTGGTTGCTGTCCGTTTGCTGTCTGGCAGCTGTCCGTTTTAGCCTGCTAAGTCGCTGTTTTCTTTTGGGTTTGGTGGCTGGTTGCTGTCCGTTTCGTGTCTGGCCACTGTCTGGTTGCTGGCTGGTTTCGTGCGGTTTGCCCCGGCCGTCTTCTTGAGCTGGATCCCCGAAATCTTCGCCTTCGATCCAGCCGTTATAGATCGCCACCACCTTTTCGCGCATTATGCGAGCACGCCACCGCGACCAGCCTGTGTAATTGGCCAGGTCCCGAATCGATACGTTCACGCCGCTATGCGTAAGGTTCCAACACCATAAATAAGCCACTGCTTCTGGCGCTTGGTTTTCCTTCGTCCATCTGGTCTTGACCAGCGCCGCTGCGAATTCCGCAGGCACCGGATGCCACTGCTTCATTATTCCCTCGCTATTTATTCCCCATCGCAATCCCGCTGGGAGCTACCCAGCGGGTGACCCGCGAAAGGTCGTGCGTTTGGGAATTGCTAACCCCGTTTATGGGGTACTAAACACTTAGGGCAATGTGAGCAGAAGATCAACTGATCCCCTATCCCCAGGCTGTGCCCAACGCTTGTGGGCGATCAGGTCCACCACGATATTGTCATCTGCCAGGACGCCCGCCAAGACCAGCGAATCCAGGATGCACTTCGCGATGTTGTCTATGTCTGGTTTTCTGTCGCACAGCTCGATTCCAATCTTCGCCTTGGTGCACATCGCCTTTGGGCGTTTTCGATAAGCCCAGAATTCGATTTTCACGGGCTCGGTGATCGCGGGCCTTCGCCAGTGGGCTTTCAAAACCAAAGAAGCGCTGCGCTCCCATTGGGCCGTCTTTGGTGGTGTGTAGGCTTTCGGAAATCCACCGCGCATTGCCACGCGGGGTCTGCCTTTACCAATCGGCTCTAATGGAATGACGCAGCGCCATTCTTTCTCTCTTTCCCTAAAGCAGTCTAATTTCGTTTTCACGCCTTGTCACATAACAGGATTCGCACAGATACTCGCTGGTGCCGTCCCGGTTGTCTTTGCCCAGAAATTCGTCTTCCGGCACTGGGATCTTGCATTCTTCGCAGGGCCAAGAGGCGACGGGCCTCTGATCTGCTTCCCGCAATTCCATCGCGTCTTTCAGCGATTTTCTCAATTCTAAAAGACCCAGGACGTTTTTCAATTGCAGATCCAGCCCAGGATCATCAATCGACCAATCCCCGTATTGGAACATTTCTAATTCGCTTTCGGACGCCTTGTGCAGGCCCAAATTGTCGAGCACCAGATGTTGGACTGATTCGCGGTTTATAAGGATTTCGAGTTTGATAAGCATTTTCCCTCCTATCGGAATGCTTGTGTGTTTAGAGGTTTCGAGGCACTGGTGCGCCGAGCAAGAAACCAGACTTAGGCTGTTTCACTTCAATGCAGCCTGGTCCGTTTCCTTCGGGGTCGCGTGTTGCCCAAACTTCAGTGCCGTTATCGAAGCAGATGACGATAGGGCGTGCGTGCCATCCGACTTCTTCTGCTTCTTCTTCTGTTTGGAATCGAATCGACGTGACTGCTGCGCCTTCGAGCGCTGCCGATATCGTCAAAAGGTCCATCTTGGCTTGTAATTGAATCTGGTTCATTTCCTGCTCCTATTGGTTTTCTGGTTTGATCTTTTTCATTTGGTAGCCGGTAGCTTCGAAAAGCTCATCAATCAGTAGATTGATTTCCCATGCGAATCGTTGTTCGCCACCGTTACTGGCTTGATAGTCTTCGATCTGATCGATGATTTGGCGCCCTTGGGGATCGTCTAAAGCCATAGAAAATGTGATGCTCATCGATGGGTCCCAGTGTGTTTTGTACGCGCGATAGGCTGCAATGGTTTGATTACGAGCTGCGATGAATTCGCTTTTCGCGATTTCGCAGTTGCGGCCGAATTTCTTCCAGCGGCTTTGAGCGCGGGCTTCTTTGTCTTCGGCTTTTTGCCATGCTGCGTATTTTTGAGATTTTGATCGGCTGGTCATGTTGGCTCCTAATGGTGTTGTTTAGAGGTTAGCGATCAGGCGACGTGCGGTGCGTCGAAGGCTGCGAAGCTGGCGACGTTCCCATTGGAGGTCACTTCTGTCAAATGCGCCGATCCTATCCGAAGCAAGCTCGATGTTGATCCAATCAATTTGCTTTGTGGCCTTGGCAATTTGAGCAGCCAAGCGGGCTTTTTCTCGGGATGTTGCTGATTCGATTGTTGAGTTGGTCATTGTTTGCCCCTTTCTATACACACACATTACCGTTGTAACCGTGGGAATACCAGCGAAATCGACAAACAAATGCAGAAAGATATCTTCTGGCATTGTTCGAACCATTCCGCTAAGATGTTCACAGATACGCGGAGGGACCGTGAAACAGCTTTTTTATGCAGTACTGGATGATCCAGGCGATTTGATCGAAGACGTCAGCTCACAGCTTTTTCTGAAAGTAGAAGACGCCGAAGACCAGCTCAAGAAAAAGGGATTCGGGTCTGTCGTTTGTTTCTTTGCGCAGCTCGGTGATCCTTACGAGCTGGTGAGAATCCCAAGATGGCACGGCTATGGCGATCCGCAGCTGCCTGTCTATTTCTGCAAATGCCCTCACACCATCAACTATTCCCCGGCCTACTGCGAAGAATGCGAAAGGACGGCGGGACGTTTTAACCCAGACCAGGAGGTCTAAATGACAAAGAAGGAAGAAAGCATTCGGCCGCGATCAATTCGGATCGACACCGAAGGCTGCAAAGAAATCGCCCTAATCATCGAAGAATACACAGGCGAGAAATTCTCTGAATCGGCCATCATCAGGATGGCGGTGCGTGCAGGGCTACCCGTCCTGCGTGATCAATACACCAACAGAAAGGACGTGAAATAATGGCTTTAGATCAGGCACTATCGAAAGCACAATTGGCGGCTAAACAATTAGGAAAGGACAACAGAAACGATTTCCACAGATACAATTACGCCAGCGCAGAACAGAAGATTATGACGGGGCGGCTGCTCGCTGCGCACGGCATTGCTTTTGTCCCGGTATCTTGCACCACATTCGAATGCGCTGGTAAGCCTTGGCTTCGCAGGCAGGTAAAACTGATCTTCGAAGATGGCGCCTCGGAATTGGCAGAAGTGGATTGGCCCATCGTAGTCGAAAAGGGGCGCCCTTTGGACAAGGCCACCGCCGCTGCCCATACGGCATCCCTTGGATATTTGCTGCGCGACATTCTTCTTCTGCCTGTAGTCGAAAGAGGACAGGAATTAGATGATCCAGTGCGGGACGAATTGAACCCCGAATATACAGGAAATGTTGCGGCGCCGAGCAAAGCCGAGCCGCCGAAAAAATCCAAAGAATCCAAAGAATCCAAAGAGGAAAAGATTCAGCGGGAATGGAAGGAAGACTACCACGCCTTTGTCGAGAAACTTGGGCCCCACGTCCAAGAAGAAGAAGGGGAATCCAAATTCGAAGCAATCTGCGTGATTGCAAAGGAAATGGGCTTTTCACGACCGTCAGAAATTGGAAGGGAAGAACGGCAGGCGTTCGTCAAAGCGATGCTTTCAGAAGTCGCAGGAGGCTTAGAATGAACAACGGAATGCATTATTTCGGACAAATCGCAGCGGCAGCCTACGAACCGCACTGGCCCTGTCCAGAAGACATGGACCTGCAAAGTTGGCGAGACGGGATCATTTTTCACTGCAACAACGTCGAAGTCTATCAGGCACTTTTAGCGCGGTGCGAAGAGGCCAAACGAAACGGCATCGATCATTGGAGCATCAAAGGATTCTGGGAAATTATTCGCTATGACATCCGGCTGAAAACAGATGGCGCGGTGTTCAAGCTAAATAACAATTTCACGCCTTTTTATGCTCGATTCCTAATGATGCGGAATCCTGAATTGAAAGGCTTCTTCGAAACGAGGAGCGCGAAATGACGCACCCAGGCCCTTTCGCTTCAGTCGAGCAAATCGCCTGGTTTTACCATCGACTGAATGAATTCAAATCAAACCAATTTTATACAATTGCCAAGAGGGACAAAATGGCTGAAAACAAGAAAGTGAACCTATTTCAACTTGAGCAGCGGGCTGTCGAGCTGCTATCAAAGATTGAATTCGAAGAAGGCGAAGTGACGCCCGAAAGCGAAACAGAACTTCTGGCTGTCATCAGTCAGATGGATGACGCCGATGCTTTGCTCTGGTGGATGCGTCGCAAGGCCAAAGATAGAATTCAAGACTGCTCGGAAACAATCCAGATCTTTCGCCATCAGAAAGGTCGCGCGGAAGACAAACTCGACTGGGTGAACGGCACTTGGATGCGTCTTCTTCAGACACGCGAAGACTTAGGAAAAGAGCCAAAAGCGCGTGGTTCATGGGGCACAGCCTATATTTCGAAGGGAAGCGAAAAGCTGGAAATCACTAACCCCGACACAGTGGGCCTCAAATATCAGAAGGAAACTGTCACAGTAACGATAGACAAATCCAAGCTGCTGAAAGACCTCAAGGCGGGCATCAAATGCAAAGGCGCACGCACTATCCGCAGCCCCTTCCTTTCAGTCAGGAGCAAATGATGAAGGCATTCGCATGGGCAGTCTTTGGGATCGTGGTCTGGTATTTGATCACTTGCTTAGTCTTTCTGACATTGCCCGCTGATCCTATCTGATCTCTTGGGGCGGCATCGGCTTTTGCGGGTTTACGGTGTCGCCCCTTCTTATTTCGCAGCTCGGGCGTTTGCCCCGGCCTCATTTTCTGGAGTAGAAATGACAGACAAGACGATTCGACCTGACTGGGAAGGGCAGGTCTTGAACCAGCTGCCTGAAATTATGGGCGCGTTTCAAATGATAGCCGCTGAGTTAGCCACGCGGGACCACGAAGAAGCATGGCAATTGTGCCGCAAATATCAAAAGCTGGCTGACAAAATGCGAGGCCCGCTGGTGGACCTTTTCGAAGTGCGTGATCGTGAACTTGGAAAACGGAATCTGAAATAATGCGCTTTGCTTATGCAGATCCCCCTTACCTGGGCTGTGGTTCTTTATATTCAAAGCACCATTCTGAGGCTTTGAACTGGAATAAAATCGAAACGCACGAAGATCTCATTCACCAGCTCGCAGAATTCGATGGCTGGGCGATGTCTCTCAGCGCCCCTTCCCTGAAACAGATTCTTCCGTTGTGCCCTGAAGACGTTCGAATTGCCGCATGGGTGAAACCTTTCGCGGTTTTTAAGAAAGGCATAAATCCCGTCTATGCATGGGAGCCCGTGATTTTTCACGGCATTCGAAAGCGCGGGCTTGAAGAGCCCCACGTGAAGGACTGGGTAAGTGCAAACATCACAATGAAGAAGGGACTACCCGGCGCCAAACCAGCAGCGTTCTGCGATTGGATTCTGGACGTGCTTGGATATCAAGAAGGCGACACGATGGAAGACTTATTTCCAGGCACCGGATCAATGGAAGAAGCCCTTTGTAGGCGTTCGATTTCTGGCTGGAAACAGGCACCGCTTTTTGAATCCATATAGTGAAGCCCACCAGGACCAGACTCCCAGTGGGCTCCTAAGCCGAGCGACGCCGAGCGCAGCCGAGCCTGAGATTTTAGACTTAAAAAGGCACTTCTTCTTCGTCTGAATATGGCATTCGCACAATCCGATCTTCGTGAGTTGGCTGATATGAAGAAGGCGATTCTGCGATTGGTCTGGTTCCACCTTTGACGGTTCGCGCGATCAGCTCAATGGCCATTCGTTCTTGTCCCGTCTTTTTATCCTGCCACTTGTTGATCTTCGTTCGTCCTTCGACCAAGACCTGCTGGCCCTTCGTCAGATATTTTGCCGCGTATTCAGCGCTTTGTCCAAAGCACGTGCAAGTCCACCATTCGGTTTCTTCGCCCTTGCGTTCAGCCTTTACAGCCACACGAAGTTTCGTCACTTGCGTGCCTGTTTGCGTTGTGCGCGGTTCTGGGTCTGCTCCCAGGTTCCCTATGATTATTGTTTTCGAAAACACATTTCCCTCCTATCGGATGTGCCTCCTAAACTTAACCTAAAGAAGAGCCCAAGGGGCAGCTATGCGGAGGGACACACAGCAAAACTCCTGCAGGAAGAAGCCTGCCCCAAGGGCCAGATCAAACGTCTTCTTCTAAAATCTCGGGCTCGGCTTGGCTCGGGTCTTCAGCGGGTTCTTCGGCAGGCGCTTCTTCAGCTTCTGGAATGTTCGCTGCGTCTTCTTCGCCCAATTCGAGCTGGCAAGACCCCCAGCTGCCCGCAATAATCAGGGCGCCTCCTGCGACAGCCACCTTGGTGGATTTCTTCGCTTCTTTGATTTTGTCTTTGATGCTCATGCAATGTCCTCTTCGTCGATCAACGAATAACTGAAGGTTTTCCAGGTCGGGTGGTGCTCTATCTGCAAATGGCACAGGTCCATCAATTCCAGAAAATCCCGTTCTTTTTTGAAGACCTGACAGCCAGCCGAATATGTATATTTTTTCCCAGTGCGAGAATTGATGCCCGATATCTTCCGGCTGTCCTTTCCTGCCTTGTGGATGTTGGTGCCAAAATATCCGGTTTCTTTTGTTTCTTCTTGAAACTCCAGAATCAAATCCCTGTCTGCATCCCGGTAAATTGTGATGGGCTTAGGGCCTCGGGCCACCAGTGCCTCATAGCGATTCGAGTGCAAACCTAAAACATAAGCGCTTTGATATTGGCCTCGGGCGATAATCGCCGTTCCATCAGCGTTGTACATCTCAGGAAAACGCAACGCCATCGCGCCGGGATCAGTTGTGGCAGCCCAAGACTTCGTTATCCACCGGCCGCCTTTTTCTTCCCGATAGGTGCAAGTGATCAGATCATCGAATTGGTCTTCTGACTGATCGCGCGTGCTGCTCCGAATTCCGACAATGTTCAGATTGAACGCGTGGCCACCGTCGTAGACTTTGAAGCCTATTTCTTCCAGTGTCTGAAGCAGCGGCGGCAGCATTTAATCTGCCTTCTTAAATAGCAGATCGTGAACCAAATCCACCAACAGGCCGATAACCACTTCTTCTTGGCGCTCATTTAGCACGGGAATATTTACTTTCGAATTGATCAGATCAATGACGAATTCCCGTTTTGCTTTTCCAGTCTTTGGACCAGGAAAAAGGTCTTCTGCCATTAGAACCGCGTGCTTTATTACGTTTCCGCGATTGATTTTCTTCTTTCGTCTCATTTCTATTCCACAGCCTTTAGGACCCGTTCAAACAGGTCTTCGTATTTCTTCGTCATGGCGCTGAGTTGCGCACCGTATTTCTTGTTCTGAAAGATCAGATAGCCCAGGAACAGCCCTGTCACGCCTAAATCAATCAGCTCGGTGATAATCTCGCCTTCCATGTCAGCCTTCCATAAAGATACCGATGCACTGCATGATCACGACTGTTGCCATAATCAGGCCCTGCGCGGTAGCTATTTTCTGCTTCACAGAATCCATTTCTTCGCGAATTACAGCCACTTCAGATTCCAGCGTGTCTGTTCGTTTTTCGAGCACAGCCACGTCCGTTTCTAATTTTCGAACACGTTGTTCCATGGTCGCCCCTATAGCCTGCCGCGCAAAAACCAGACCTTCCAATCAGCAGGAGCATCTGTAAATGAATCAGGATCTGTCGTAGCGTAAGTGATGCTGTATTTGTTTAGATCTTTCTCGGCATCAAACAGATTTAGATGACGGGTCAAAGTGCACTCAATTAGAGCGCAGTTCGAATAGGAAGTCACTTTTGAGGTGCTGCCCATGTCAACACCCCACAATTCACCGGCTTCGACATCGGTGACGATTTGCTGTGCAGCCGAGGAGCTTGAACATTGGATAAATAAAACTGTCATGTCAAACTCGCACGATTTTCGACAGGCTGAAGGATATAGCGAATGCGCTTAATCCTTATATTTCCCAAGACGTTGTTATTGTTATCGGCGCCAAACCAGACACACAGGTGCAAATAAGGCCGCGTTGTGCTGTCGCTGATTTTAGTCGTGTTGTCATAGCAACTTTGCCCAGCAATCGACAGCGGATAGAAGGGCGTGTCTGAGCTGTAGCTGCCGCCCCAGATATCATTTCTGCCCGCGCTGTTTTCCTTCCTCATTGGCGGCGTGCAAAAGACGATAGAATCGTGTGCCTGAGCTGGCGCACTGGCCTGATTTTTCCACGAATAACCGTGACTGGTGCCAGAGGTCGTGAAGTAGGTTTTATAGCCCGAGTAATAGACGTTCGTGTTTGAGGTGGCTGAAGGCTCATTGCCTGCCGACTTTTTGACCTGTGCTGCAAGCCAAATGTTTGCGCCAGGATCTCCTGGGTTTCCACTTTGATCGCTTCCATAGCAAGCCAAGCCAACCATGCAGGTCATGTGCTGGCCGTATCCGCCGGTGGCCCCTCCGTTAATAGGCCCGCCACCAGCAACGTCGAAGAGCACCTCGATTTTTAGCACCATCGATTCGGGCTGAAACAGATGTGCAGGCGTGCCAGAAGGCACCGCTATTCCGGCATCTGCCCACGGGGAAATGTGCAGTTTGCGAATCATACACTTTCCTTTCGTTGTTGCGCCTTGGATTTGCAGCTTTGTAGAAGCAGCCTGGTTGAAAACTAAAATGTCACCGTCCATACCAAGGCTGGTGTCGGCAGTGACGCCCGAGCCATCGAAGACAGACCAGCCATTAGCGTCAGTTGGATTTAATGGCAGATCAATCCAGGATTTGAATTCGTTACTTGAGCCGCCACCACCGCCAGCTTGATCTTGGCGCCTTCGGGTTCCACGCGTCAGCGTGAATTGAGGTCTTGCAATGCCCATTTTTACCATCCAGCCTGAATGAAATAAATCGTGGTAACCGTATTGTCGCTGCCCGCATCGCAAACAGTGCGGTGGTAAAGTGTGCCATTTGCGATGTGATATCTTGAATCGTCATCGAAAGCATTGCTTTGATCCGAAGCAGCGGTGGCTTGGCAAACAGTCTGGACTGCCGCGCTTGCAGCTGCAGCTGTTACCAAGATGGGCGCTACGGTAGATGCTGTTCCAGAAGCCTTTGTGCAAAGCTGATTCAAGACGCGGCCCTTATTCGGCAAGCCTGTGATGGTTGCTTCAGTAGCGGCACCAGCTTCGGTTTCTTGGACCTGCACTTTATAATCAGGGCCTCCTATGTGGCTGACAGTAATCGTTGCTGAGTAAGCGATAGCGCACCTCCAGATGCAGTGTTTAATTTGGGCCTTGGTTTATCCCGTTGGAATTGTATCCCGTGGAAGATCAGGAATTAAGAGGAAAGTGATCAACAAGCCTGTATCGCCCCATTCGATGCTCTGAACAATCACAATCTGCGTTTCGAAAAACAGATCTTCGTCCGTAAGCGCGACGATATCGCCAGGTTCAATCCAGGCCAGTTTATAAGGCGCTTCATAAGCTACAACCCGATGTTTCGAAGCGTACGCTCGTGACATCCAGTTGATTACTCGACCCGCGGAAGCGCGTGAACCTATTAGCTCAGTTTCTACTTCAAGCGCCTTAGTGCCGAAACGGGAATAACTGAACACCGTATAGTCGGACCTCCAAAGAAAAGCGTGCGTTTCTCGGTTTTGATCGCCGCTGATAGTTACCGTTTTTGTCAGCTTATTGAACCGCGCGTTGTGCCGATATCGAATGCTGATTTCGTTATAGATTTCGTTATCCGAATATTCTACTGGCCCTGTTCGAAAAAGATCCACGTTAGCTGTTAGCGTTGTTTTAGAGTCTTCTTCGGTGGCATCATATCGCCACACGACGGGGTAAATTCCGTCTGCAGTAGCGCGAAGAGAACAAGGCAAAAGAGGCAGAATTTCGTCGCGCAGAAATTCCATCGCATCGACGCGTTCGCTTAGATAAAAATCAAAAGTGATAAAATTCAGAAACTTAGCCGCAGCTGCGCATCGGCCATCATCTACCTTGGCGCCACTTTGGTGAAGAAAATATCGAACCAAATCACCGCCACCAGTCAGATAGTTTTGTTTGTGGCTTTCTGTAAGTGGATCTTCTGGCGGTTTAATTCCAAAGGGCGAAAAAATACCACCGCCGCCTTTCGTCCATTTTGCAAAGTAGCTATCGCCTTCTGCGTAATAGCCAGCCAGATTCACATAAAGATATTGTTGGCCCAAAGAATCTGTTGCAGTCACTAAGGGCTGATTTGAAAGCGCCTGCGTATCGCCGTCTTTCTTTATTCTCAAAACATCGACATTGGTGGCTGTGCATGGATGTCCGGCAACCATCCCTTCGATAGGACTGCCAGTGCTGTCCACCACGTACATCGGTGAACCCTCGTATTCTTGACGCCCAGGCGCCCCAATAATCAGCGGATAGACGGCGCCTTCACAATTGTCATCGCAATCGCCAAACTGAACAGCTGAATCAACAACCGCTGTTGCGGCAGGAATGATCTGCGTATTTCTAAGCCATTCGGGTTCGATGTTAAAAGATACTGGTTCCCCAAGGCCGCCATAAGAAGGTTCTTGAACAGACCCAGAAACGATCGTTTGCCTGTCATCAAAATCATCTTCTGAGTCTTTGCGAAACAGCGCTAATTCTGCTTTTGCGCTTCCGAAGTCAACGCCCTGGGAAATGAGCTTTGCAAGGTTAATTGCGAAGGTCACGGTTACAGACGCACTGGGCAAATCAAAATCTGAAGTGGCAAACGTTGTTTCGGTGCTAAAACTAACGTCAGTCAGCGTGCCGTCATAATCAAGCGCAGATCCATCAGAATCTATCGAAATGCTTTCTGTCGCGAATCGGTAAACCACGCCGCCAAGAGTAAGGGTCAACAGCCAAATCAGGTCTGCGTCTCTTAGGTCGCTTTCTGTGAACCATTTAGCCATCGCTATAGCTCTTCTTCGATAGTCAGCGTGTTGACCCGCATTACTTCGCCCGCCGAGCCTGAATTCTCATCCCCAACAATACAGTCTTCTGAAACCCCGGTGATAACCCGGCCGTATAAAGCTGCCGTCAGGCCCTGCATGGTCTTGGTGTCGTTTCCACTGCTTCCTGATTCGATGTTTGCACAATAAACCACCGGGATGTGTGGCCCAGCGGTGTAAGCGTTGATCTGGCGCATTGTTGACGGAAGGTCGCCTCTGTATCCAATTGGCAAAGCTCCACTGGTGGAAGTTGCCACTAAATAATCTGGAGCAGGCGCAGAACCTTGAATTGAAGTGACATCGATGCCTTCGCCCCATCCGAACACAACGCTTCGGCGGTTTTCAGACCGTTTGAAACTGGATCTGCTGCCGTCGCGATAAGTAACCACCTCTGTATTTGGCTCTGTCGCAAGCGTTCTGCCCCAGGAGTAATCCTGCGACATCAAGTGAAGTGGCCCTAAAATCATCTGGCCAATTCGATAATGACCGTCTGCGGTCCCTTGGCTTGCAGCAATTACAAGGCGCAGGCCCTTATAGCTATTTGCCAGTTTGTGAACCGCGATCAGAATTCTTGGGCTCCAAATGTCGAGCGTGCCCGTTGTCGCAATCACAATAGGCGTGCTCTCCATTTCGACGTTTGCACGCACATAATTGGCTTGCTGTGTCCATTGTCCTGCGCCGTTTGCTGTGATCTTGCGAGAAAAATCACTGCCACTGGATGGGTTCACGCGGACGGTTCCGCCAATTAATTCATTGAATTCATAATATCGGCCTGGGGCAGTGCTTGCGGATGGATTCACAAACATTGAGATATCGCCTTGTTGATAGGCCAAGTTAGTCTGGCCTGCTGCTAAATCAATAGCGGCGATGGTTGCCCAAGAAGAGCCATTCCACGCTTGAAGGTTGGCCGTTCGCCAATTGCACCCATCTAAATAAAGACCCAGCTCGGTGTAGCGATTGACGCCTGAAAAGGTCCACGCAATGGTCTGTTCACTTTCGTCATTTGAGCGCCAGCCTTTAGAAGGCGAAGGCTCGCTAAATGGAATGGTTCGTTCAATTCCATACGCATAGCGCGTGTCAATGTTCCAAGAATCACCAGGCGTTGTTGGCCCGTCAATTGCTCGAATTCGAACCCCATCGTCCACATAGGTAGAATTCATTGTGCTGTAAGGTTTACCGTTAAGATTGGTGGGGTTTGTAAAGCCGCCTGCAAACGGAGTTTCGCCTGCGTATTCATCGCTGGTAAAATTGAACCAATGCCAACGCGAAGAAGCCGTGCTTGAAGCGACATGCCCAAAGCGCACGAAATTGCCTGCGCCACCAGTATTGCCCGCAAGCGTCTGATTAGAACAGACCGTTGACCACGCGTTGTCAGCTGCGAATGTCATCTGTCGAGCGAAGACAGTGACCTTATTGCTTTTGAAAAAGGCCAGCACCTCAACTCCGTTCGTGGCGCAATCGATGCTTAGGGTGCCTTTCGTGCCGCCATCTGCATCATCCACTACAACATCGCCAGCTCGAATGTTGATTTCTGTGGTGTAAACGTCCGATGCGTCATCCAGTCCAATAGTCGCACGAACGTATTTATTGCTGGCGCCTGTCTGGCTGACATGCTGCACCCCGAAGTGGATAATCACGCCCTCTGCAATGGTTCCAGCTACGTTCTTCTGGTATTCAACGCGGCCGTTGGTGGTGGTCAGGCCAAGATAGCCGCTGGTCACAGCCTGCGTAAACGTCGCAGTGGTCGAAGCGGTCCATCCGCTGAAATTCCCAGGCAATTCAAACGGCAGATATTCGTAATCCCAGCAGACTAATCGCGCGATGTCACCGTTCGCTTGATAGCTTCCCAGGGTCACGGTGTTGTAGCCGCCCATGTAAGATACCGCTAAGGATTGATCCCGATTGGAAGTGCTTGCAGACCAGGAATGAAAAAGCGCCAAACGTCCATGACCAGATACCAGTCCAAAATCGCGCGGAAAATCTGCAGTGGTTTCAGCAAAATAAAGCGTGCCACCTGTACCGCTGGCGTTCAAAGACGATTCAGTGCCTTGCCCTAACCATTCGTAGGCGCCTGTTATTTCAGAACCCCCAGAACGATCCATGGCCATTCTAATGTCGCCCACGTTGTTTGTGGACATTGAGCCGCCAGTCGATCTTCCGCGTGCGATCAAATACAGAATGCCATCGTCACCGATGCAGGCAGCTATTTCGGCATCAGTAAAAACGCGCCCGCCGCCCCATTTGCCTGCTTCCCAAGAACCTGTACTGACAACATTAGCGCTTAAAAAAGTGCTGGCGTTAGTCAGTGGAATATACGCAGAAGCGAGTATTTTTCTGCCGACAAAGAGAAAAGTGCCACTTGGATTGTACGAAACATAGAAGACATTAAAACCGTTATTTGCTGGAACAATTTCAGCCTGTACCCCATTCACGGTCCTGTCCCAGATTTCTACAAGATCGAAAGTGTTCCCTAAGTCGCTGCTTGCATATTGGGCGAAGCCGTCCTGAAACGAGCCCGTGCTGGTGTCATTGCTTTGAAAGCCAATAATAAGAAGCACTTGGCCACCGCTATAGGCAGCCCTCATTTTAGCAGAAGGACGATCATCTAAATCATAGTCAGTAGCCGCGCTGCTTACTGGAATCGAATCTGGCAAGCAGGCTTCACTGGCGCTTACCCAATTCGCCCCGTGATCATCAGAATAAAAAGAACCAACTTGGACCGTTTCGCCAGGCACATTCTCGTTGTAATAATAGAGGACAATTCGCCCGCTCGGTAATTTCATCAAGCATGGGTGCAGGCCCTGTGTGATTGAATCTGTTGTCGAGTAGACTGTGACGCCTGCGCTGTGCGTACCGCTGGCGTCTAAGCTGTGAAATCGAATTTGATAATAGACCGTGAAAGAGGAAGTGATCTTTCGCGCATAGCAATATCCAACTTTATCATCGTCCATCAGGACGGCATGCTTTTGATAAACCGCGTTTGTGCCTGCCGCTGTCAGTGGATCGCAGACATCTAAAGGATCCCAGCCGCTATACGTGTGCGCAGGCCAATGGCCACGCCAGCTCGAAGCTGAATCACTTTCATTCTTAAATCTAAAAGTGGCGCCGCCTTTGCCGGGATGTCCTCCGCGATGGGTAGCAATTCGAAGCTGCTTGTTTGCGGATTGGCTGCCTGTCGCTTCTAAATTAACGTCTGTATTGGCTTGAGGAATAGGCACGCCTGGCAAAGGTCCCGCCTGAGAAAAGGAAGAATGCGCAGCGCTAAGGTTTGATTCAGTAAGGCGATCATCTGGAATCAAAAGCCCTCTGAAGTTTGTTTTTGAAAACTGCGCCATTACAGCCTGCCCCCTACACGGCCGCGTTTACCGGCACGCTTCGATTTATTTAGTGCGTTTTTCAAAGGGCCACCTTTTCTCAAAGAGTCTGCAACAACGCGATCAAGAACCTTTTGTTTATAAGTCAGCTCAATAACGACAGGCTGACTGCTGCCCCGGCCGCTGTTCAGCGACTCGACTGCGCTGGCGCCTCCTATCGAATTCACGGCGGATTGGTTCAGAACGGCTTCGCCGCCTTGGGCATTAATAGTTTGATCGCCTTGGCCGCTAATCATTCCGCCTTGGTGAAAGGCAGGCTTTTGAGCGCTGATTGTTGCAATTTGCGCTGCAGCTGTTCCTAAAATTAGTGGAATCAACGCCTGGCCTAAGACGGGACCCAGACCTGTTGGTGGTGGACCTAAAGCCGCCATGCTGGCGCTGGCTGCGGTCATTGCCACGTTAGCTATTTCAACTCCCTGCTGAATCGCAAAAACGCGTGCCATTTCCTGTTGTCGCTTTTGCTCAAATTCGGCTTTTATCTTTTCTTGTTCCTCCATATTGCCAGCCGCCATTTCCAACGCCTGGGCTTCTTCGTTTGCTAAATCCTGAAGCATCATTTCAGCGAAAGAATTCACTGCGGCGCCAATAGTATCCGAAACCATTCCAATGGTCTGAATTGCTTCTTGCGCTGCTGCAATTTGCAATTCTAAGAGTCTTTCATTTTTCTCTTTTTCGATGTCTTCAATTTTCGCGGCATATTGCTCATAACTAACCAGCTGATCGTCAAAGGCGCTTTGGGCCGCGTCAAACTGGGCCGAAAATTCTTCTTTAGCAATTTGAGTTTCGCTTTTTCGAAGACCAATGCTTCCTTCGATCAATGCTGCTTGATCAGCGTAATAATTTGATTCTGCTTCTCTTCGGCTATCTGACGCACCGGCTATCAACTCAGCAGCTTCGGCTTCGGACAGTGCGCCTTTAATTCTTAGGGCGTTGATCTCAATGATTGATCTTGCTTCTTCTCTTTCAATAACTGCGAGATCGCCACGGGCCTGGGCCAGCATATCCAGGGCTACTTTTCGCGAAGCTGCTAAATCGGTTTCTGATTTGCCTGCTTCAGCCCGAGCTGCTGTGTTGCGTTGGGTGCCTCTTAGGTTGTCTTGAAGAATAGAGTTGTAGCGCGTATCAATTAGAATCTGTTCTTTAGTAGCTGATAACTGAGCATCTATTGCAGCCATTGAAGCCGCCAACGCGGGCCCTAATAAGCCGGTTGCTGACAGGGCCGCCTTTGCCATTGCAGCGCCATAATTGAGCATCTGCATTGCAGCCTGCATTGAAAGGTCGCCTTGAATAGCCATTTCCATCGAAACTTCGCGGATAGCATCGATGTCATTATCTGCCTGCGCACGCAGCAGTTTGCTTTGCCTTGCTGATTCTTCCTCTTGTTTGATTCGAATTTCCAGGATCTTGCGGCGCCGTCCTTCTTCTTCTTCGATACCATTGATCAGATCTCTTCTGACCTTTGCTGCTTCGCTATCACCATTCATTGCTGCTTCTTGCGCTTGTGTAGCTTTATGCAACTCACCTCTTGCAACTTGGTACGCTATTTTTAATTGTCTTTGTTGGTGGCTTGCCGCGTTTCCAACTTTTGTGCCGTCTTCCATTGCTTTTTGGTGTTCGTTATATGCCAGCCTTGCTTCTTCAACTTTGTCTTTGGCGTCTTCAAAATCTTCGATAAAATCCGCAAATGGATCATTTGCTTCTTTGACGGAATCAGCAAACTCATCCTTCATCGTGTCGCTCAAATTCTGCAACTCAGCGCGAAGCCTTGTGGTCTGGCCTTGCAAAACAGACAATTCGATTTTGGTGGACATAAAGCGTTTCTGCGCAGCATCAAGCGCTTCAATTGCCCCTTCAAGTTCTTCTGTGTCTATTGTTGCGCCTCTTGCTCGTTTAGACCAGGCAAACAAAGCTGCGCCTGCTCCCAAAACGCCAACGGCTATCAATCCAACCGGCGATGACAGCGCTGAAATAGTGTTCTTAAAAAGACCTGCGCCTTTTGCGGCGCCTTCGATACCGCCAGAAAGAGCAGACGCATTCGAAATCATTGTGCCCAATTCGGGATTCACAACAGAAACAGCGCCAGCAATGCCTGACATCGCAGAAGCAGAATCGCCTGCCGAATCCTTTAATTCATCAAGACCTTGCACTGAATCGTCAGCGCTTTGCTTTATTTCGTTCCCAGTAGTCCGCGCCTGTTTCCCTGTTTTGGCCAGGGCGTCTTGAGTTCTTGATTGGTTGCTTTGAAGTTGATCAGCAGACTTTTTAGTTGTGCGATCCAGCTTTTTGAATTCGTCATCGACTGTTTCGCCAAAGTTCTCAGTATTGTTTGAGAGATCCTTTAAGCCATTCTGCAGCTCGCCTAATCCGCTGATTGCTTCAGTCGAATCAACGCCTACTGCTATCGAAATTCTGCCTTGTTCGCTCATTTTTGGTTTGCCCCTATTTGATCTCTCTTCGCATATTCTGCGAGCTTTTTCTGAATGAGCGCTTTTCTATCGGGCTTCGACCTTTTCGCGATTTCCTTTTTTGGCATGTTCTCGATTCGCCAAAGTGCGATTAATCGGATCTTTTCACTCTTTTCCAGCGAATAAAACCAATCAGGCGCCTGCCCCCAGTCCTTTGCTATTTTCAGCGCTACCAGGTCCAGCGTTCCCTTCTTCAGGAAAGTAGTCGGCCTTTTCAGACACTTCTTCCTCCTTCGGCATCAAATTCCAAATTTCCACAAACAGTGGAAGGGTCTTTGAATACAAATCGGGAAGCACTGTTTTTCTAACGATCAGCCATTCTAAAACTTCGCCACCGTATCGAATGCAATCAGCGCCTGCAGCATCATAAATTGGCGGATGATTTTTGTTCCGGTCGTGATCCCAGCAAACGCCCAGGATAGCCGCACTCAACCGAGCAAGCCGAGCGCGATTCTCCTGATTGGCGCCGTATTCCGAAATCAAATCATTGATCACCACGAAAGACTTAGGGCGCCGCAAATAAACAACGCCTAAGCCTTCAATTTTAATTTCGTCTCGCATGTTCCCTCCTATGCGAATCAACTATTAGGATTGCCCAGTGAACGAAATTGGCCCGTATACCTCACCAGAAATGGACAAGGTATCAGGATCGCCCTCGGCAAACGATGCAGTCAGCAGAACCTTGTCGAAGATCGCAACGGCATCTGCGGAATCGCCATGATCCGTGCCTTCAACGGTCATTCTAACTTCGCACATGAATTGCTCGAATCCCGTGCCAGCCACGCTGGTCAAAGCAGACCCAGCCTGGGTTGCGTTCACAAAATCGAGAATCACGCCTGACGCGCCTGCATTTGTGAATTCCCTGAAATGTACATCGAACGATAGGGAGCCAACCTGATCATCGCCCTTGCGAACACCAACGATAGTGCCGCGATCCCGAATCACAATTCGGTCTGCGTCTTCGCCTAAAAGATCCGCAGTGAAGTTGCCATCTTCGTAATCTACTGTGAGGGTTACTGGCGATCCACCGCCGCTGATTAATGAGACAGTGCCGTCCCGCCTTACCTTAACGCTATTGCTCAATGCCACGATGGCCTCCTAAATGGTTGTAGTCCCGGAAAGAATATCAAAGTTTTGGGCCATTGTCCCTTCCATCGCTCGCAGCGTGACCCGTTTCCGTTTGCGGCCGATGTTTTTTATGATTCTGTTTTTTAGCTCAGTGATTTTGTCTGGCAGAATTTCGTCTTCTATTCTGTCCTGCACCACGGTCCATTCTCGAATTCTTGATCCAGACCTATGAATGTCAGCTGCGTACATTTGGCCTTTTTCTTTTCCAACACGGGCCTTGGCATCATTGAGTATTTCAACGCCGCGCTCATATCCGAATTCCCCAGCTCGCATCATTCGGAATTTCCAGCCAGATCGTGAAGTGCCCTTTTGTTCTTCAGGATAGCTTGGACCGTATCGCCAGCCTTGCCAATGCTCTTTGGCAAGAATCACTGAGTCTTCGCCCATTTCTTCTAACACTTCCATTTCGCTTTCAAACAGCACGCCATCCAAATCCATAGGAAGATCAAGCGTCACTTTGACGTTTGCAGACATCACAGAATCCTTCGCATAAGAGAGATCACGTTTCGAGCCGCATCCTGTCTTCTTTGAAGCGCAGAAATCGTTGGTATTGTGCCACGCCCAGTGCGCTGCAATGCGACTGCAGGATTCTGTTCTTGCGCCAGCTTTTCACGATACTCGGCTTCAGTCCTATCGATTTGTTCTTTCAGCCTTCGATACAGTCTGGGCTTGTTAGCTTTCCAAACTTCCTGCAGCAGCTTTTGATACCAGGGCCTGCCGCCTTCGCGGACCGGGACCTGTCCTTTTTTGGTGACCCAGGCTGAATAGGGCACGAAGTTTTCAAAGATGACAGCAAGAACGCCTGGATTCGGCTGCACATAATAAGTCCAGCCAGCTCGGCTGGTTCCTGTGTCCACGGGCCAGTTTCTTCGAATGACACGCATCTGCGCGTTCACTTCCTGCGTGATTACAAGGTCTTCTTTTGGAGTAAGGGCGCGAAATTCGCCATGCACCTTCTTGATATACATGTCGATTTCAGGCAATCGCGCGGTGGCTCGAATCTGTCCGAAACGGTTCTGGTCTTGAATAGCCGCCATCAGATTACCAACGAAAGCGTATAGATCACACGAAGTTGGAAAGCCGTGACCATAAAGGCGCCACCACCGTCATAAGTCTGAGTTGCTGGCGAAAAGAGAATTGCAGCTTCTGTTGTTAGATTGCTGCCGTTGGCGCTAAGATATCGCATAGCCCTATGCAGATCTTGCAGCGCTAAACTGGGTGCCTCTTGGCCGTCCCCAGGCTTCAGGCTGTGGCACAACTCGACGTTGAATGATTGCTCAATTCGTAATCCATCAGATGCGGGTTTACCCCGGCCTGGCGATGACGAAGGACTAAGCGATTGTGGGCGAACCGAAAAAGACCGATTCAGCCGTGGCGAGCTGGCCCGCTGAACACCCAACGGTGAACGGGCTTCAGTCAGTCCAGCCGCATTCAGTCTGGAAATCACAGCAGTCAACGCGGTGTTGGGTTCCATCTTTACCCCGGCAGTCTTCGTCTTGAGCTGGACAGCAGAAGGACGGGTGACCCAGTAACGATTTCTTCACTCAGCTGGTTATCTTCGTTATTGTCGATAGTACTGCGCAAGCGTTCAAGGTCGCGCTCGTATTGCTCAGAATAGCGTTCTGCAAACCTGAAGTAACGGTCGTTATTGCCCAGTAAGGTTGCGTAATCATAAAAGAGCAATTCGAACGATCTATCAAAGAGCACTTGGCGCAATGCGCTGGGTGTTCGCCATCGCCAGAATGGAACGCCTTCGAGATACAGCCGTTCAGTGATATCGGTCCACGCTTGGTCAATATATCCCTGCAGGCTGGTAATCGAAGAGCCCAGCAAATTTGCAGCTTCGCTATGACGCGCCACAAGATCTGTCTGCCCAATAGTCGGATACAGCCGTGCTCGACATAAGACGGCATCATTGTAAAAAGTGAAAGTGGCCCCGGATATTACAAGATCCACTTTGACTAACCACCGCTTCGCGAAGTCTTCACCGCTCGTAATTGCTGCTGCAATGGTAGCTGACGTGAAAGTGCCGCCAGCAACAGTGCCTGCCACCGCATCAACGATCGCTTCCCCGCTGGGCTTGTACACCGTCAGGGTTCCACTTGTCACAGTGACGGCTGCCCCACTTCTCTCGATTGCTACTTCGATCTGTTGATCTTTGTCGCGTTCAATAAAAGTGGGGCCTGCCCATCTTGCGCTGTAGACAGTATCCGACACCGATTAGCTCAGATTGATTGGCACAACAGCCAGCAAAGACCAGCCGCTGGCGCTGGCATCAGCAGCATCTGCTGCACAGAATACAATCGCACTTTCGTTTTGATTCACAGTGGCCAGCGTTGTCGAGTCGTCAGCCTGTGCAATCAGAAGATTTTCTGAGCCATCTGCACGATTGAAGATCCAGAACCAAGCGCCCTTTCGTGGTGCTGGCAGCGTGATCGTGCGATTCGAACCGCCAGGATCAAGGCCCAGCATCTGAGCATCATCGTGCTTCAGAGTTTTGGCTGCGCCGAGTGTTTCCAGCTCATAGCCGCCTGGGTTCCAGACCTGTCGCGGAATCTTAAAAGGATTTTTTCCCGAGAAGCTCATTTCAAATCTCTCTTTTTATGTGGGTTATTGTTTTGCGCTTTTGCGCTTATCGTCTCGAATTGCTGACTGGCGGGCCTTCTCTTTAGCGAGCTTGGGATCAATCCCGTGGTTCACCATGTGCCGCACCGTGATGTCGATCTTCTCTCTTTGCCCAGCGCGTTCGCCCATCAGGTCGTGACCTTCGCTGTGCGCTTTTTCGGTGTGCTTGGCTTCTTGGCCCGAGCCAACTTCTCGTTGTGCTCTTTCCAAAACTTCTGCATGCCTTCGATTCGCTCTTCACAGCGCTTCAGGCGTGTCGCCAAGTGCGGGTTACGATCAACGCGACCAATCAGGCTGTTCAGCTTGTTCTTTTCGCGCTCAACAATTCCGACATAAACTTCTCGCAACAGCGGTGCGATGATCCCCGAATCACGAACGTGAAGAAGAAAGTCTTTCCACGTTTCCTGCTGTTCGCTGTTGTTCCAGATAATTTCATCGGAGGGTAGGACCACCGCGCTTTGGTTCCAGTCCACATAGTATTTATCGGTGGATCCGCGAATCGGGTAATAGCAGACATAATCCTGGAAATCGCCCAGGCGTTCATCTTTTGGATCGACTGCCGTGCCGCCCATTTCTGAGACGCGTGCCAATGTCAGCGCCATCGATCCATCCTTCTTCACGCCGTTTAGCCCCGGCCGCGCTTTGATCTTCTTCAGATTCGGAAGGAAGCCGTGCTTGGTGTCAAAGGTCCACGCCTTGGGAAAATGGACATAAACAAACTTGTAAGTGCGTTTGTGGCGTGGTCCGATTGGAAGCCCTTCATCTTCCCGAATCACGCTCTTTTCTTTCTTTGGTTTTGTTAGATGCAGCGTTTCGCGCATGCCTGCTCCTGCAGTAAAAGGGTTAGGGCTCGCAGCCAGTCGTGAATGCTTCCGACTGCGAACCCTTCGCCTGGGTGGTTATTAGGTGGCCGATGAAAGGATTTCACAGCCGCGACTTTGATCAGCGACAGAAACGCCCATGATCATGGTCGCCCAGACAGCGCTGGCGCCATCTGCTGCGGTTCGATCCAGCTCGACAACAAGCTCACCAGCATCAACAATCAAATTCGATGCGGGAATGTGTCCAGACATCGAAGAGACGTTTCCAAGCCCGTAAGCAATAGCGCCTTGAGTGAAAATGCCGCCTTGGTCATTTCCGCCAGAAGTGTCTACCGCATCAGCGACGTAGAAATCCACGCCCATCCAGCTTCCGCGAAATCCGGGACCATGCGAGGCCAAGGTTTCATTCGTAGCGGGAAGAAACTGGGCACTGCCCGCCTCCGATCTTAGGCTGCTTTGGAAATGATTCCATTGCACGGGACTAAGAACGCAAGTGTACGGTCCTGCGTTTAGGGCGCTGTTTAGGGTGAAGACACCGTCATATATGTCGTCAACCTGGAGCGCGACGCCCGAGCTGCCCACTTGAGCAGTGAAAGTTGGAAGCGCATCGCAGATGATCGATGTGAAAGTGACAGCCACACCGTCCATTAGGTTTTTCACCATCCGGTCGATATTGACGGGCGATCCACTAACTGGCAGAAGGTCTGCAGCAGCATAACCGCGACGATACTGAACCAGCGCAATGTCGAAGGACGTGGTGGTGTAAGCCGTAGGGGTAATGGTGGTGTTTTCGCCGCTAACCGCGAAAGCCCCAGGAGCAACGTCCTGAATGACGTTCATGGTGTCAGAACCAGCGGGATTGTAGGAAATTCGCGTGCAAACAGAACGCAGGTCGGACGGATCATAAAGCGCCTGGGTGATCTCATTTGCCAGGATCTCAGCAACGGCAGCGCCGTTGGTTTCCGCCTGGGCATAAGTCAGCGCGTTGGTAACAGCCATTTCGGCCTCCAATAAAATAGTTGATTTTGATTTTTATCAAGCCGATTTTGAATTGGGCAGAACTATCGTATCCGGGCACGTGTCACGGCTTGCCTTTTGAATACTGCTTTAAGGGGTGTCCTGTCAAGGCTTACGTGATCAGACCCTTTGCACGCCATTGCTGCATTATCTCTTCGCGGTGCTTTCCAAGGCTGCCGCCATTGCGAGATCGTAGCTTTCGCATTTCTTCCACGGTCCATTCTTTTCCGCGATTGTCAGCAGGCTGTCCTGCGCCAGCATTCGGGTTGCCTTTCATCGCTGCAGCCAGCGCGTTTAGGAGCTGATCATTATTGTTTTCTGCGCTCGGGCGCTCGGGCCGAACCGCCGAGCCGGATTCTTGAGCTGCTGGTGTAGCGGGCGAAGCCAATCGATCAAAGTGCACCGAATACAGTGGATCGTCACGGTTCGCTTCCAGCCACGCATCGAATGGCGGGCGTTGGTCTGTGCCTAATTCAGAAACAGCCGCTGCGTATTCCCGCCGAAAGAACCGGCGAACGCTGTCTGCCTTGAATCCCTGATTGATCAGATGCATGTCTTGTTGATAGCTCGTTTCCCTCGAAGACAGCTGGGTTTGGGCTTCCTGTAATTGGGCCTTCAATTCTTCGATTTGTTTATGAGCTGTTTCCTGCGCTTGCACGGCTTCCCTCTTTGCGCTGATTTCTTGTTCCAGTCGGAAACTCGGAATCAGTCTTTCTGTTGTTTGATTTGTTGCAGCGCCATTGCTGGTTCCATTTGTCTGCGTTGGCGTGCCATTCGTTTGCGTTGATTCTTCAGCCATTGGTTATCCCTCCTGCGGCATTGGTTCTTCTTGTGGCGCTCTTTCGATTGCCATTAGCTCTTCTTCAATTTGGCGAACGCGAAGCAGTCGATCTAACGCTTCTTCATCGCTTTCTATTTCGGGGTGCAGCCTGCGCAGTGCGTCCAGCTTTGAGAGCACGCCCAGGTCCACTTCAGCTTTTATCAATTCAGCCTCTGCCTTCATTTCTTCAATAGAAGGCTTCATTGACCGATAGCTAATCTTATAATCGCGCGGATCTTCGCTGAGGTCTGTGCCGATATAGAAGTTAGACAGCTGCGCTGCCTTAGAAAGTAATTCTTGATCAGCCATTCTAAAAGATGGTTCGACCAACTTCTGCGCACGCCTTTGGCCGGATCGTGAAACAACGATGGCATAACCTGACTGCGCCTGAGTGATCTGCAAATCGGCAGGGTTCAAACCGGCATAAACAGCCAGGCCCTGCTCGTATAGCCGCAGCGCTTCTGCCGACTGCAGCGGATCCATCGCCGCAGCAAACTGACCAAGGCTGCCACCGCCAGGTCCTTTACTGCTAAATTTCAGAATGCTTTTTCGGTCCACTGGAACCACTTCAACCGGCGTGCCTGCTATCGTTCGCGTGTGTCCAGCTTGGCTTTCCACGTCCAAAACCCATCGTTGTGGATGGGCCGACGAAACAAAGCCGTCATTCCACGATGTCCACAATGCGCACAATTTCAGCGCACCATCCGACAATTCGATGCCGTCAGTCCAACTCCACAGCCGAGATCCCACTTGGCGATGGTACAGGACCCAGGGAAGGATTGGTGCACCGTCGCGATTTCGATATGGATATGCGCCTTCACCAGCCAGCTCGGGCGCCCACTTTTCAGTGGCATCTACCCGTTCGCCATCGTCATCGATTTCATCGATTCTGAAAACGGGGTTTGCTGGGTCGCAAACATCCCAAACTTCAAACGTCCAGACATCGCCGCGATATCGCAATTCTTCAACTTTGCCTGGTTGATCCGGCTGGTCTGGCATCGCTTTGACCACCACGTGATCTGGCTGCACCACGCGATAGCTGGCTTCTGTCGCATCAGACCAATGCTTCCAATCGAGCCGCACCAAGCATTCGCCCATTGCTAAGGTATAAAGCGAAGTTTGCTGTTGCTGAGCCCATAGCCTTGGCGTGACCACCGAAGAAAGATCTGCCTCTTCATCCGTTGTCACAGAAACATCGGGTGGCTCAAGATACGCGACGTTTAACTGTTGATAGATCAAGCGGTATGGATTGCGACTGAGATCTGGCGAGATGATCATGTCCTGGGCCAGCTCAAGACTAAACTGATCCTGGATTGCTTCGATCACATCGTTCTTGTGTTTTCCAGTCAGCAGACGATATCGAAGTGCTTGTTCATCCCATCGGGCACGATCCGAAGGGTTTTCCGGCTGGATTGTTTGCGGGATCGCCAGCATTTAGTATTTCCGCCTGACCCATCCCAGCGCATGAAGCTGCTGGCTGGTGAGATAGGCCACCGCCAAACGGTCGCCCTTTGCAGTCTGCTCTTCGCCTTCGAGCTGCCAAATTTCCACGCCTTTTTCCGCTTCCGGTTTTGCCTTGGCGCCAATCACGATTTTGATATCGCCTTTCTTCCCGGCCTCACCCGAGCCGTCCCGAGCGGGCTTCTTTGCTTTTGGCTTCTTGCTGGATTTATCGTCAGCCATGTTTGCTCCCATCAAATGATTAGATAGCCGCTGTCTGATAGGCTTTCTGTCAGATAGCATTCCGCGATGTATCCCACTGCATCGAAGTGATGTTTTAGGTCCCCGTGGGATTCGCCACGCCAGTGGCGTAACGCGCTGACCAGTCGCTTGCATCTGGTGTGAACCATGAACCGACCTTCGACACAGGCTGAAGATAGCATACGAGCACGCGCTTTGACAGAACCAGAACCTTTCCACGGCACTTGGATATTGAAGGGCGCCTTGGCTTGATTTAGCGATTCCGCGAAGGCCCGTTCCAAAAGCTCATTCACGCTAAACCCTAAACCAAGACGGCCGCTGCTGT